GTCTGTATTTTTCAACCCATAAAAATTCATCTCTCATAAATCATTCCAATGACGAATTACTCCCGCAACGATAAAACAGTTAGTGACAAGATAAGTAAAAAACACGAAAGATCGTACAATGACCACAGGATTATCATACCTCTTGGTCTTCTCATCAGAGAAACTACCCAACGCATACTTCCAAGTTCTCCATAATCTTTTCATAAATGATAACCTGCAGATCTTCCTAATGAATTAGATCCACCTTTCCACTCCTCTTTCTCATAATCAAAATCAGGATGTGGTGGAGTAGGCACAACAGGATCTTTAGATTTATTCTTGATAACTATAAACTTATCAGCAGCAAACGTGCCAGCAAGTTGAACTTCAATCTCATCACCATCATTCCAATTAGGATCACCATTCATTTTAGTATGGTTCATTGCCTCTTGGATTTGGTCAATCACTTCTTGGGTTAATTTCATAATACTTGAATAACTCCATAACATTCAGGTATCTCATGCATTAATTTACTTTCAATACCTTGTTTTAATGTAATAGAACTCATAGCACAAGTAGAACATGCACCACCCAATCGAACTTTAACGAAGTTTGTTTCATGTTCTATCTCTACGAATTCCATCCACCCACCATCTGCCTCTATGTAAGGCACCAATTCTTCTAATACTTTAATTACATTTTCCTCGGTTAATTCCATCAACCAAAAGTAGAATCAGGTTCTAATGCTATGTAGTATGTTAGATCATGATTAGCACTTGTGAATCTTGATAAAAGTTTAGATGAAACTACAACATTATAACTACCAGGTAGAATCTTAATATTTTCCACCTTAAAATTAAATGAAAACTCCTTATCAGTTTCCCCAACTACTATAGAAAAACTATTAGATGTATCATTCTTTTTATCACGAACAAGAACCTTAACAACTCCTGCACTACCAACTACTGCCAAATCAGGTAATTGATAAATTGCTGCTGCTTTAAGAAGTTTATCAAGTTGATCTGTATTCAAATCAAAAGAAACATCTTCAGTAGGAAGAGTAATAGGTTTATCAGGAGGGGTAATAATTACAGCAGGATCAGCAAAGAAATATTGAGAACGCATTTTGCCTTCTCTAATTAATACATGATTATCATTAGCAAAATCCAATTCAGGATCATGATGCAATGACAGTCCATTTAAAAACTGATTAAGATCATAGATACCAAAATCTTTTGGTAGTTCTTCATCAATACTTACTTCTGCAAGAATATTCTTCATTACACTAATAGTGCGAAGTTTACTACCCTGCTTAAAAAGAATTGACTGATTAATAGTCGAAAAGTTTTTTAAAAATGAGAGAGTTTGTTCAGAAAGTTTCATAACCACGGGTCGGAGTTTCATTTAATTGCCCACTGAAGTGATAAAGTAGGAGTGAATAGTGTAGTGCTTTTAGTATATCACGTTTTGCTTGTCCCTTC